ATTCTCTATTTTCCTCGATTAAATTCGCAGGTTGAGATTCTAACTCCTTTTCCGTTCCTGTCCGAACAACTACCAATGGACAGAAGTCTAGCTTTAAATAGCTTGGACGACGGTATAGCTTGTGATTACCTATCTGAAGGTTTCGCAAGATCAGACGAACGCCTCACCTATAAAGGTAAGGCTTCTGTAAAAGCCATCTTTGAGCCTTTGAAAGTACGCCTTATTACGGCTGGAGATTATCTCTCCAACGGAATTTGGGGTTCCCTTCAAAAAACGTTATGGCGAAAGATGCAGTCTTTTCCTCAATTGTCGTTAACCGGTAGAGCCGTCGAACTCGCAGATTTATATAGCATTGAAACAAATTCTTGTTTCCATACTCAATTTAATCTGTGGGTATCTGGCGATTACTCTGCCGCTACTGACAATATGAAGATGGACTCCACTCTCGCCGCTATTGGCGCAATTTCGGGTGACCCAATGACCAAATCAATCCTGATAAAGGGATTGAGTGGTAATGTGGTCACGTACGAAGCCATAGCTCAAGATGGTGTCAATGTTCCCTCGGACTTCGTGATGAAGCGGGGTCAGCTCATGGGATGTGTCTTCTCATTCGTATTTCTTTGCATCGTGAATCTAGCTGTCTACAGACATAGTCTAGAAACACGCACTGGCCAAAAACTCTCTATTAGAGATTGCCCGGTACGTGTTAACGGTGACGATATCTTATTCAAAGCCGATACTGAGTTATTGTCTCTCTGGGAGAGCAATATTAAACAAGTAGGTTTTGAAAAGTCAATCGGTAAGAATTACGTTTCAGAGGACTTTGCCATAATTAACTCCACGTTGTTTGACGTGAAGAACATTGACAATTACAGAAGTATTCCTTATCTTAACATGGGATGGGTTAATGGAACTCAAAAGGGAGGTGGTACTATGAGGATGAACCGAGAGCGAACCAAAACTCTAGAAGATGACATTAGACGGATAAGACCGCAAATGGAGCAAACTAAAGAGGATTGGTTCGAGAACTGTGAGTGTGGGTCGAACCAGATTGAAAGACGTTTAGGCGTCTACAATCGTTATCGATCTACCGTTCTCACAGAAAATCTCGAAGAAATCAAGAAGTACCATCTGCCGACCGATTCCGCTGTAGGCGGTCTCGGTTTGACTGATGAGTTGACAACCTGTCCATATGTTAATGGATTTCGTCTGTTTATGTGCACGAATGATCGCAAGAGGAGCGTTTGCGACATTCCTATCGACAACATTTGTCCAGAGATTTTAGGTCCCTGGAAGTTACCAATGTTGGAAATGACTAAGACTAGTCTGAATGAGCTACATGATGAGTATCGATCTTCATCTAAGCGTAGGTATGGAGGAGCCAAGATCCAATTCGCAATTCTTAAGGGAATTGTGAAGAGGGTCAAGGCTACCCTTGCGGAACGCTATATGAATGATTGTAGGTCTGATGCCGACCGTAGTCCGATTGATAAGATTCTTGGGGAAGGATCTTGTCATGAGGACCGCAACTGGCAGCATGCGATATTCGTGTAGTTCGTCGATCAAATGGGTGTTTCCGGGTTAGGAGAATAATGTGATACTGAGGAAAGGGTAAAAAAGCGGTTAAGACCGCCTTCCTCTCTAGTAATCCTAGGCATTATTCACTTGGACTATTGGACTCACGGAAATGGCTAAGTAGCTGTTTGGATG